GGTCGTAACAATCCGATTGTATATGTTTGTAACTCATTAATAAGCTCTGTTAAATCCTGACGCATAGATAACCATCTGTTAACAATGAATGGAGAAAACTTACCCTGATCGGTTTCAGACCATTTATTCCATTCTTTCTTTTTGCTAGTTACCCCATCAATAAAATCAAAGATTGTTGCACCCTTTTTTTCGTCTGCCATTTTTATAGTTTATATTTGTTTTTCCATTTTTGTTCAAATTCACTTCCTAGACCCATCTCTACAATAACTGCATTATCAGGTATTCCCGGTAATTTCTTTTCTAAAACATCATCAATACTTTTGTTTCTAAAAGTTTTTATTTTAGTTTTAGAATTGCTCCGAGTTGATGTTTTAAATACAATCGTCACATTTGATTTGTGATATGCAATTGACATATTAAATTTCGTTTAATAAATTTACAAACATAGCCATGATGTTAATTTCTTTGTCAACCACCGATGCATCTTTAAATTGTGCTTCTGCAATAATTAAAATTGCTCCTCCAATATGGCCGATTGCAAACTCATCTAAACTATCATATAAGAATGTGTACATTGGAGTAAAGTCTCTAACTTTGCTATCTGCAATTACTTGACGAATTTTATTAAATGCTGCTTTTTTATCTTTAGAATTTTTTAATAATTCTAAAACTTCTGACATATAATTTGCCTGAAGCGAACTTGCTTTGTCTAATTGTAATTTATTATTTACTACCGAAGCTTGTGCTGCATTGATTGCACGACGAATGTCAGGGTATGAAGAATTTATAATTGCTGCAATATCTTTAATATCATATTCAACTCCCTTTTCATTCAATACCGTTACTAATCTTTTAGCAACATCTGATTTATTTGGCGGCGTAATTGCAAATGTCTGACAGCGTGATTGTATCGGATCGATGATCTTTTCAACATAATTACATGTTAAAATAAAACGTGTAGTTTTGCTATATGTTTCCATCAAGTTGCGAAGAGCTGCTTGTGCATTTGGTGTTAAATAATCAGCTTCGTCTAGAATTATAATCTTCCAACGTTTAAATCCTACTGTTGATGCATATCGCTTTATCTTATCTCGAACTGCATCTACTGAGTTTTCGTCAGACGCATTGATATACATGATATCTGCTTCTACCGATCCCGCTATAATTTTAGCTAGCGTTGTTTTGCCGGTTCCTGCTGGACCGTAAAATAATAAATGTGGTACATCGCCATTTTCAATAAAAATCTTAACTTTTTCAATGATATGCTCATTACCAATATATCCTTCTAATGTATCGGGTCTAAACGATTCAACCCAAAGTGTATTTTCTGTGTTTCCGTACATTTTTCTTTATTTACCTGTTGATCCAAATCCTTTGTCTCCTCGATCGGTATCTGATAACTCATCTACTTCTATAAAATTAACGTGTGGATATGGCATAATTATTAATTGACCAATTCTATCGCCTTGATGATGTATTTTAGCGTCTATTAAGCTATGCTTTGGTCGATATTTAAACATAACTTCCCCTCGATAGCCAGAATCAATAACTCCTACATGGTTAGTTAAATATAAATCTGTTTTGCTATTTGATGATCTAGGAAATACGAATCCTACATGTCCTTCTGGAATCTCAAATGCTAGACCTGTCCCATATACTAGATTACCATATTCATCTTTGTCTACGGAGATTGCAGTCAAATCCATTGCAGCATCCCCAGCTTTTGCATAACTAGGAATAACTGCATCTGGATGTAATTTTTTAATTTTAACTTGCATATTAGTTTTGTAATTGAACTAACCAATAAGTTGATTCAAAGTCATTGCCTGTGAAATTAATACGAGCTAATCCTTCTGTCGAAACATGCAGCTGGCCAGTGTCACCTTTATTTGCAACCAATATTTCTTTAAGTTTGTCTGCTGAAAAACAAATTGGCTCAATATCTGTTGATCCTCCATCCATTTCAAATGAAATATTATCAGCGTTAACTGTTGAATAATTAATAATAAATTTAATTTTACTATTTTGTACTTGTATTGCAAAGTTCTTTGCATCTGGTAATGCATTTTTAGCTTTAATAAACTTGTTAATAAATTCATCATTGATTGGTATATTAACTAAGTAGTCTGGTTCTGCATTAATACTTGGTACTGCAGGAATTACTGTGGTATCTGCTAACATAAAAGTTAACTGAGTGTTACCTTCTGTAATCTTCATTGCATAATTTTTGCCAGCAGCATCTTTAACATCAATATTGATATTTTCTCCTAATGCAGAAAGCATTTTTGTTAATGCACCCGTGTGATTAATTCCTAATGATCCTTTCATAAATGCTGTAGTCTTCCATTGAATTTTTCCGACTACGGTTTGATCCATATCAATCAATTCACATCCAACTCCGGTTTCGTTTTCTTTTAGTATAACTGCTTCGCAATTTCCTGCTAAATAATAACGATTAATAAATGATTGTAATTTGCTTTTTTCCATTGTTTATTTGTTTTTAAAATGTAAAATATTTATTAAAATTTTCTGCGTCGGTTGTTGAGATTGAATCTCCTCCGAACTTTTTATATGTTTTAATATACTTTTCGTATATCTGAGGGGCATTGTCTGGGTCTGCAAACATTTCGTGTAATGATAAAATTACATCATATAATGGTTTAGGAACAACAGTTTCTAATAATTCAACATGGCTATCAACTAATTGATTGATTTGTTCCGCAGCAGTTACATATAAATGCGTGTTATGAACAACCATTCTAGGCATAGCTTCTTGAGAATAACGATCTAGTCCTGCATCTGTTTTACCACCTAGATATTCATATGTAAAATCAGCACATGCTGGGCAACCTAATTGACATGGCACAGTTTGTGTTAAATCAATTCCATTTACATCTCCAACTTTACCTTGTTTGATATGCGACTTGCGACGATATTCTGCATTCTTTGGAAAATATAATTCAGAAAACGTCTGTGTCTTGAAGTTAGTTGAATGAAGATATGTTCCATATACTGGATATTGGCCTGGCGATGAAGAATCTGTTGTTACTGTAATTCTTCCGCCGTAATGTTGATTCATTAACTTTTGCATTGTCGATAGAATAAAGAAATCAGAAATTTTACTAATTCCTAACAAGTGAAGATATTCAATTCGAGTATTTTCAAATTCTTTTTCTTTAAGCATTAATGATAATGCAAACATAAAGTCAACTAATTTTTGAGGTCCTCCAATTGCCCAGCCTTGGAAATCAAAATGCTTAAATTTATGATACCACCAAGTATATTCAGCGGAGTTTGATCCTTGCAACATGTTTAAGAATTTTGTCTTACCGCTTTGATGTTTTTCAAAATAAGCAAAATTGTCATAACTAATATCTGCACATTCTGCAAATTTATTTCTATATTTTGTTTTAGGCGGAATATCTAAGTTTGCTGCTACATCACTGTTAGCTTCTAACCAATGGAATATTTTCTCACGTAATTCGTTGCTATATGGCAATGCACCGGTTGCAATCTGATATCCTCCCGAATCTCCAAATACTAATACATCTTTTTCTAATCCAATTTCATTGCGGAAATCCATTTTCTTGTAATGGTGTCCTGCTGTAATTAGGAAATATGGATGTCTCCAATTTTCTGGATATCGTGAGTCATAAAATTTTACAGGATCACCGGATGTAAATTTCATGTCCTTTTTGAATGCCGATACCATACTGCCGGCCGATAAAGACGGAAAGTATATAAATCGCTTAGGCTGTTCTTTGCTCATTGTACTGTTTCAATTTATTAATTAATGTTGTTGCTGAAAAATATTTTTTATGTAATTTATTAACAAGAGATAAAATATCAGATGTCATATCCTCTTGTTCATATGACAATATAGCGTTAACTGTGCTGTCAAGTGTATTTGCTTGTTTAAATACTGGATCATACATTTCAATATATGATAGTCTAGTTGGTACTAATGGACATGCACCTGCACAAGCAGATTCATACATAGAAATCCCCAATGTTTCTTGATCTGCAAATGATATTGCAAATTTAGCATCTTGAAGCAATGCATGATACTCAGCTTTAGTGAGCTTTTCAGACATTGGCACTCGAAATTCATAATGACTTAATTCAGGGCGTTTCGATAATTCTTCAAATAAATCTAATCGCTTTTCTGGGGCAATTCTATGTGGGAAAACTATAATGTTTTTCTTGTCGGCCCAATTGATAGATTTAATTTTGTCTTTAGTATATTCCATTGGCCAACCTGTCTTATTTATTGATGATTCAAATGCAACATCATATGTCTTGCATAATAAATTAAAATGGGCTGTCGTTGCAAACCAATTATGATTAAATGCATAAAGAAATGCTAACTCAGCATGTTTAATCCAGAGCTTATCTTTTATGAGACGACCTAAAAAATCATTTGGATCATATGATCCCGCGTGCCAAAGACCGTGCGTTACAATAGGAATATTTAAAAGCTCGCTCATGTATTTAACATTGATGATACCCGGGTGCCATGCATCTGTAAAGATAATATGGTCGCCGGCAGCAATCTTTCCGGTTGTAAACATCTCTGCCAAGCTATGTACTTGAGTAGCTTTATACATATTAGTTCCACCAAAATTTAAAAATGCTCCCGGAGTTGTTGACTTTGGAATATTCAAATCGCCCTCAATAACAGTTACATCAAATCCGTTGCTACGTAATAGTTCTGGAATATGTGTTTTCCACTCACACGTGTATCTTGTTGGTACTGATTCTAAATCTACTAAAAATATTTTCATGTTATCTTTCAATTATTGCACCATTTTCCCAATCTTCCCAAACTTCTACTTTGTAAAGATTTTCATTATTTTCTAATAACCATTCGCCAATCATTTCACAGCTCATAGAACCAAATTCTAAGATATTGCCTCCAAAATTAGTTCTTAATTGTGATTTTAATTTGCGTTGCATCAAAATAAATTCTTCATCTCGATCGGTATGTGTTACTGTCGCATAACAACGGAACCCAAACATATGTCGATGTCTATCTGATAAAAATGCTACTTCTGGAAAAATGTCTTTAGCATCAGGCCAATTATGAAATCCTTCAATGCTAAATGTTACTACTACGCTATATTTCATTTTAATGAATCTGCTATTAATTGTTTATACCTTGTTGGTACTGATTCTAAATCTACTAAAAATATTTTCATGTTATCTTTCAATTATTGCACCATTTTCCCAATCTTCCCAAACTTCTACTTTGTAAAGATTTTCATTATTTTCTAATAACCATTCGCCAATCATTTCACAGCTCATAGTACCAAATTCTAAGATATTGCCTCCAAAATTAGTTCTTAATTGTGATTTTAATTTGCGTTGCATCAAAATAAATTCTTCATCTCGATCGGTATGTGTTACTGTCGCATAACAACGGAACCCAAACATATGTCGATGTCTATCTGATAAAAATGCTACTTCTGGAAAAATGTCTTTAGCATCAGGCCAATTATGAAATCCTTCAATGCTAAATGTTACTACTACGCTATATTTCATTTTAATGAATCTGCTATTAATTGTTTGTATTTTGTTGTAGACCAACCATGATTTCTGTCTAGATATTGTATAGGAATATTAAGATCATCACCAGTATAAGTTTTTCCTATATAATCATCGCCTAGAAATCTAACATCAAAATCTCCTTTAATTAAAGCGTCATATAGTTCAGCTTCTGTTTTATATGGAAATACATAGTCGACTTGCGTAAGTGAATCTAGTATTTTTAAACGATCAGACCAATGTAAAATTGGTTTAAGTTTTTCTGGTCGTTCGATCGATGGGTCTTCGTGTAAACATACTATAAGTCTATCGCAGTGCTTTATGCATTCATTAAACATTGCAATGTATCCTGGATGTAATACATCAAAATTTCCTGCTATAACTCCCCGTATCATTGTCTATCAAATTTATACATGTCTGGAGTAACCTGTTGCATATTATGAACCGTTGTGCAATATAAAGAATAATCTGCATATACAACTTTGATGCTATCTGTTTGTTTTAATAATGCAGCATCCGTACAATTTAACATTAATAAAATGTGTGCACGAATTCGAATCATTGGAGGTATCTTTTCTAACATACCTGGAGTAACTTCAATTGTTACGAAACTGGTATCAGAAATCATTCCAAATACCATGTCCCACTTTTCATGTTCTATTAATTGTTGCGTTGCTCCAGAACAAAAATAAATGTGAGCAATGTTTCCTTTAACAATTTTGTCAAGTCCTTTAATATCTGCAATAAACAATGTTTCAATATCTGTGTATCGGCCTTCTACTTCTTTGCCATACCAATGTGTTCTATAACCAATCATACTATAATATAATGAATTTTATTCTATTTTCCAAATGTAAAAAATTTATTTGCATTATTATTTTCAGGTAATGCTCCCCAACCCATTGCTGCATAGAAATCATTGAACTTGTTGCTGAGGTCAGATGCAAACATTTTATTACGATCAATATATTGTTCTGCAAATGCTACTAACTCAGGTGGATCTTGATAACCTCGAAGTGCCATTGTTTCAAATCCATATGGATTATTCAACATATAACCCCATTTTACTTTTTCTCCATTTGAAATAGGTAATATGTCAGTTGTTAATGTTGTTAACATATCATTAAAGTTGATACCTGCTTTAGCATGAGCTGGGGTGCCTTTTATGAATCCTGTAAATGGTTTTCTTCCTCGTATATATTTAGACATTTCTTTGATGCCCGAATTCTTCATTACATTCAATACTTTTGATGTTTTGATATTACTTTTAAAATCATGTATCAATGTCGATGTAGTTTGTTTATCTTTACCTTTAAGTATATGCCATAAAGTTTCTTTCATGATCTTTTTAAAATCTTCCGGGAAACTTGATCTTACAACATCTAATCCCTTTACATCTAATTTATCCGTAGATTTGCCTTCTTTAAAAATAACCCACTGTGCATATCTTTTCTTTGCAATCCACAAACCAGATTTAGCAATATATTCCTGTTTAATTTGGAATCGATGTGACGTTGTATTATGAAATACTTTTGCATATTGATCATACATTGTATTAACAGTTTTTTGAATCTCCGATGCAATTGCATTAGTTTGTTCAATCATGAACTGTTCATCTTCAGTATCACATCCAGGAAAACGATGTTTAATTAATGGCTCACTGCTACAAAAAGTTGAATCTGTATCTGTATAAAATGCAAATTCTGCTTTGCCGCCTGATGCGTTAATAAAGTGATCGGTTCCTAGTTCTTTCTTGTAATAGTTATTAATAACTTTTGCTGAGAATTTAATAATACTTTGACCTACCGCAGTAATGGCGCCGGCATTATCTAAATCATAGAATCGGAATGTTTTTAATCCTAATACTCCATAGAATGAGTTAAGCAATACTTTTTGTGTTAACTGCATTGCATCATAGAATTTATAATCTTCTGTTCCTACCTCAAATGTATCGCGTTTGTCTTTGTAAATAACACGTTCATCAAACCATTTTTCTAGAATCTTTGGGAGGAATCCTCGTTGATCATTTCTATATACGGCGCCGTTACTGGCTACTGAGTAATTGTTGTCTAATAACCATTGTTTAATGTCTTGTGCATATGTTCCATCCATAAAGTCGACTGCTGTTGGAGTTTTACTTAACAAACATTCTTGATTCCAATTTTTAATAACTCCTATTTTAGTTTCTGGAGAAATATTTGCTGTCATAATGATGCTTGGATACAGTGAAGTTAAATCTAAATCATATATCCATTTATACAATCCAGGAACGGGCGCCATTACATATGCTCCGGCTAATGCATCGGCTATTGTTTCTTCTTCAATAAATCTGAATTGTTTGTTCGGAGCGACATATCCATTTCTTTTTAAATCTACAATTGCAGCGCCATCCAAATATTTAGATGCATAATAAACATCTTCATAAGGAACATGTCCTTTGTGACAAATTGTACGTGCTAAGTTTAATAGTTGAAGTTTTTCGTCCATATCATAAACCAAGTCAACGTCAGTCATGTTATAATATGCAAACTTGTGAATATCTTGAGTAAATAATGTGTCTAAATCACCATCATATTCTACTTTGCCGTGGCCTAATTCTTTTTTAGCAACAGTGTCTAATCGGTAATTAGGTAGTTCAGTATATGTAAAGTTTTTATACAATTTAATATAATCTAAACTTGATACTCCAAATATCTTCCACTTACCTGATTTAGTTTGTTCAACTATTCCTGCTGGAGAAAACTTCTTGATTGATTGAGCTCCTAATACCTTTTTACAACGACCCATTAAATATGGAACGTCATAACCATCAGTGTTCCATCCTGTGATTACAGTTGGTTGTATTTCTGCAAATTTATTAATAAATCGTGTTAGTAAGTCCTTTTCGGTACGAAATATCTCTAATACATAATTATCGCCTTGTATTTCCTGCTCTTTTATGCGGCCTTTTTCATCTAGAATTAACACTCGTCGATCTTTGCCGGCCTTATCATAATATGCAATAGATGTAATTGCTGTTCGAACATCATCTATTGTACTATAACCATTTTCATCCTTTGCTGTTTCAATATCAAAGAAGAAATCTCTATGACCTTTAGAAGGCTCATCTGATTCATAATATAAATCAATCAATGTTCTAACTTCTTCATTTAAGTCAGATTCAAACGATTTAGAATTATCTCGATGATTGCCTGGAACTTTATTTAATCTAGTTCCGTCTAATGATTGATATTGTCCATTTTCATCCGGAAGATATCCATATGGTTGAAATGGAAACTTGTTGTGACCTAATTCATCATCCCATATGTGCATGATGCCATTTTTTTTGTCGTAACCTATTGCTTGATATCCCATTAATTTATTCGTTTTTTTTAAATTTACAGTTATTATAATGCCATCGATACATATTTGATGGTTGTAAAACTATTTATTGTAACCAATATAGTTAAGATGACGTTTTAATCCATAATCATCTAGACCATATCCATATACAAATTCTTCTCCTATTTCAAAGCCATAAAAGTCAGGTATCATTAGACCATCTTTGCGTTTCAATAGAGTTACTATATTCACTTCCTTAGCTAATCGATCATTTACCATATTGATAGCCTCTATCATAGTAGCTCCAGTATCTAAAATATCATCAACAATGTAAACTCGTTTGCCTTTAAGATCTAGTTCTAAGCCTTTTAAAACTGATATGCCTGCAGAATTGTCTTGTCCATCATATGATTTCAATCTAATAAAATCAACTTGTGAGTCAATTGACATCATGCGTGTAAGATCTGAAAAGAAATGAAATGACCCATTTAAGATGCATATCATTACTGGTGGTAATTCGTTTTTACTAAGAACATGTTCTAATGATATTGCTTGTGCTAATTCCGTTATCCTTTTAGCAATGTCTTCTTCTTTGATGATAATTTCCATAACCTATAAATACCTGTTAAATTTATAACTATTATGATTGCACTTAAAGCTAGATGACTTATATTATTTATGTAAATATCATATGTAATCCAGCCGCAATCGCCTATGATCCATGTAATCATAGCCCATTTTGTTAAACCACGTGCATTGGTAATATAACCTAATAAAACCAATGCAGTGCTTAACCAACCTAATATTTCTATCATGGTTTTGTATTTATCATCGCAATTTCATGCTCGCGAACTAAAATATAATCCATTGTACCTAATTGTACTTTTTTCTGATCACCTAAATTTCCTGAGTATATCTTTACTCGGTCTCCGCTTGTTACAGTCATAGGAATTCTGTTACCTGTTTGTGTAAACAATCCATCGCCGACAGCCATTACATCACATTCAACATACTCATCCATACCAGACATCATGATGAGGCCTCCGGCTGTCTTTTCCTGTTTTTCAATTTTTATAAGGAGTACTTGATCTCCAATTGGTTTCCAATTCATAACTTTATTTATTTTATTTGTTTAACATTTGTTGTACTGCTGCTATTGTTATTTCGCCGCCAACTTTTCTGGCTACTACATTGCTATTATTTACTGCAATAATGGTGGGAATATTACGTATTGAATATTTTGCTGCCTCGTCTGGTTTTAGATCAACATCAATAAACTTGATTGCTAATCCAGACGCTTTTAGTTGTGGTTTTAGCAGCTTGCAAGGTCCGCACCACTCTGCGCCGAAATAGATTAATTGATTCATTTTATTATAATATAATTAATTTGGTAATCTCCAA